GGCGGTAGTTTTTCCTGTCGCTGGTTCTCCATACAAATAAATTGCAAATGGAGGCCTCCGGTATTGTCCTGAAAACATATACGGTGCAATACTACGTAATTTGGTAGATATTTCTCTGTGGAAGGATTGCATCGATTGGTATATCCTCGGTGGAACAGAACTTTTAGCACTGTCTTTGATCAGCTTAATTCCTAAACTGTATACTCGCGTCAATTCTGCCACCAGCCCATCTTCACCAAGATTATGCTGTTTTGTAAATTTACCCAATAGGGTTTCTGCTTCTTGCATGTATTCTTGGTAAGGTCTGAGTAGTGCAGCGTCACCATCCTCTACAAAGAATGAAACAAGTTTGTGGAAGATTTTCATCAACCAATCTGAAATTGTATTCATTCCTCGGAGAATTTTTGCGACGGAGTCTACCCGTGTGGCTGTTGCTTTCAGGTTGAAGTCATTTCCAAAGAAAACACTGGAAATAGCCTTGGTGAAGTATGCAAAAATATTTGCTTCTTCTTCTGAGACATTGTTAGCTTGTGCTTTTCCTCCGTCAACTTGATCTTTACGTACTTTATGCTCTGTAGTAACTTGCTTCGAGAAAAAAGTCGTAAAGACCGAAATGAGGTCGGAGAAATTTCCTGGCACGTAATCAATTAGAAAAGATGCTATTGCCAATGCCTTTTGAGTGATATCATGTGCTCGGTAAATTTGCGGTATTAGTAGTATTAACTTTATAACAAATAATTTACCTCGAGCCACAAGATTTGTCTCTTCAGGGGTTTTTGTTGTTTGGGTGTGTAAGCCAATGGTGTGCGAATGGTTGAATCGCATGTCGAATCCATCACTGACAAGTGCTGTCAATTGGGGAATTTAAATACTTATTCCATCCTTCAAAGTACTTTGTAATTTGTCGGCCATTTTGGTAATGCTTCTCGATGTTATATCAACGTCGTGCCTAAGGGTAGGTGTATAGTCCCATATTTGTGCTATTCCCCCATCCATCGTTGGCTCCATTTCCAGAATAAGTCGTTCCTCCTCTGTTGTTGCATCCCATATTGGATCGGTATTCATCCATTTTTCCAAGACCTTCTCTGGGGTCTCAATTCCGGACATTTTGTTGTAGAGATCAATCATCTGTTTCTTTTTTGCATTGAGCAAAATTTGTTCTTTCTTGAGTCGTCTAGCTAGCCGTCTTTTGTATCTGGTATGCATCATGGCTCTGTGCTCTGCTTTCCGCCTTTCTGTCATCTCTTTCATGTCCAGATCGTCTTCTTCTTCAATATGTTCGAGTTTCTTTTTCTCTTCTTCGATAAAGTATTGACGATCTCCATGGT